TACTCCCACACGTGGCGCAACAGCAACTCGTGTGACCAAAAAATATTTCCGTTATCAATCTGGTAAAGGTATTTTCTTCAGCACAGGTACTGTGTTGGCTCCTACCCTGGATGTACAAACAGTTACCTCTGATGGCACCACAGTCAACAGCAATATCACAATCACAACAGATACCGAGCATGGACTCAATGCTGGCGCTACCATTGCGCTAAGTGGCATCACCACATCGGGGTATAACGCCACCGGATACATTGTTACAAGTGTGACCAGTGACACTGCTTTTGTTGTGGCAGCACAAGGCACCCTGGGTAGTACGACTCCTGAATTAGGACAACAACCACGTATCAACGTCACTGCCTGGCATGGATCAAGTATTCGTGCAGGATTGTTTGACGATCAAAATGGATTGTTCTGGGAAAACGATGGTATCACAGTGAATGCAGTGCAACGTTCAAGCACATTTCAAACAGCAGGCCTGGTCAGTGTCAGCGTAGGTTCCAACCTTGTGACCGGTGACGGCAATTGTCGTTTCCAAGATCAACTCAACGTGGGAGATGTTGTTGTGATACGTGGTATGACACACAGTGTGGCGTCAATTACCAACAACAACAGAATGACCGTGGTGCCCACATTCCGTGGAGTGTCAAATCAAACTCGTGTGAAAATGGCCTTGCGCAACGAGATTCGTGTACGCCAGTCAAACTTCAACATTGACCCACTCAACGGTACAGGTGCATCTGGATTCACATTTGATTCTAGCAAAATGCAGATGTATGCCATGGAATATTCCTGGTACGGTGCTGGCACAGTTATTTGGATGATTCGTGGACAAGATGGTCGTTTCAATCATGCACATCGTCGTCCCAACAACAACTTGAACAACGAAGCGTACATGCGTTCAGGTAACTTGCCTGCACGTTATGAAGCCGCAAATGAAACACCCACAAGTTCTCTCAATGGTGCAATTGATGCAAGTCAGACTACAATTACTTTGGTTGATGCCACAGACTATCCATCAGCAAGTGTGACATATCCTGCTTATGTCATGATTGATAGTGAAGTCATAAAGTATTCGGGCAAAGCAGGAAATAATTTAACTGGTTGTACACGGGCTGCAACGTTCACACAGTGGGCTGAAGGTCAAAGTCGCAGTTATACCAGTAGTGCAGCCACAACACATGCCAGCAATGCTGGTGTGATACTGATCTCAAACACTTGTGTGCCACTAGTAAGTCACTGGGGTAGTGCAGTTATCATGGACGGCAACTTCAACGGTGACGAAGGATTTGCGTTTACCTATAACAGAAGTAACTATGGTTTGCCAGCCACTGTTGGTGCCAGCCAAACTGCATTCTTGATGCGCCTAGCACCCAGTGTGAGCAATGGTATCATTGGTGATTTGGGTGTGCGCGATCTAATCAATCGTGCGCAGTTGACACTGCAAACGCTCACAGTGAACGTGAGTGCAGGACGATATCTTGTGACCGGTATTTTGAATCCCAACAACATTGACAGTGCCAATACCACATGGGCTGGCCTGAACAATACAGGCGGTGGCTTTCAACCCAGCTTCTCACAGTTTGCCGTTGCTCCACGCTACTCAAACGAAACCACAGGTGGCTTACAGGCCGCTCCGTTAAATACCACAGGTGGTTTTGTTCGTTCAGGCACCATGGTAAGTTCAAGTAGTATTAAAACGTATTCTGGATTGGCATTCACCGTTGTGTCAAGTTCAGGATCGGGCGCCAACGTCACAGTAACATTACAGGCCAACAAAACTGTTTATAGTGATACCACAACTGCTATCAGTATTCAAAATCCTGGAACTGGCTATGCTGTGGGCGATACCTTGAAAATTCTTGGTAATGCCTTGGGCGGTGCCAACACCACAAATGATCTATTCTTGACAGTGGCTGCGGTATCAGCAGACATCACTGGCGGTGAACGACTGTTTGCTATTCCAATTCAGTCCACAGGCGTCAACAACTTGGATCTGACACAGATCAAACAGATTGGACAAAGTTCAATTCCGGGAACAGGCACCTATCCCAATGGACCAGAAGTGCTGGCTGTGGTGATCACTGCATTGAGCACACAATCAGCACCAGTGGGCGAAATTCAGTTGAGTTTTCAGGAAAGCCAGGCCTAAGAACTCAAAGCAAGATACCGCTCAACGGTGTCTATCTTGCTTTGTACTGTTTCTATATTCACCGTAGACCACAATCCAGGATGCATGGGTTTGGGCCATTGTCCGCGATCAATCCAGGCATAGCCCATGTGCTCGTGATTTAACACAGGCACAAATTCATCAGCAACAACACAAACCCAGGTGTTGTATTCAAATTGTAAATCTGCTGATGTGAATTTTTCTAATGGAACCAGTCGTTGGTAATCGGGCATTGAACCTAGTTCTTCAATGCATTCACGTTCCATGGCACCCAACAAAGTTTCGCCAGATTCTACCTTGCCACCAGGTAGTCCCCAGGTTCCGGGATGCCTTGTGTCGTTGCGCAATAGGTATAAGTACCGTCCAGTTGCACTGCTACGAAACCAAACTCCTACTGCCTTCAAAGTACCAGTCTCCAGGTGCCCCCAGGATACACACCTTGATAGCTCTTGACCCATGAGTCACCAGTCCACTTGTATTGAATACCTGTGGTAATGTTTGTGACATATTGGTCAGCATTGGTGTCAGTTGAAGATTTAAACACAACACGCCAGTAGTTGTTGGAATATTCAATAATGTCATTGGCCTGTGCCACGAGCGGGCGACCGTTGCCACCTACCCAGGCGCTAGCCGAATTAGGATCGTCCAATGAACCAGTGTCCTCTGTGAGCAAATATCGCTGTCCAGCAATGGCAGAATCTAATCCATCTTGTGGTCCAGCAGTCAAGGGATTGATCACAGCGTCAATGGGATCCAACGTGTTTTGTGGAGTAGTGTCAATATCAACATCAAACAACAAGAATCTGTCATCATTTGGATCTAAAACAACAGTACCAACAACTTCTGTTTCATCAGATTGAACTAGTCTAATCTGACTGATACCTGGACGTAGCGCACCATACATGTCAATCACCGCTGGCCATAACAAATTACTGTCAGTCACAATTTCAGTTTCGGTCAAGCTGTCATTTCCAGGTTCTTGTGCCAAATATCGTTGTTGCAAACATTGTAATTTTCCGTTGATCAACACTGTGGCATAGTTGAATGGGGTTATGACCTGACGAGTACCCAGCAACAAATCTTGATTTTCAATGGCGTTGTGCAAATCACCTTGTGCATCGTACATTGATGCTATCACACGTTCTACAACACCCAATTTCTTGACCTTGGCTGGACTAGATATCCAAATTGGCATGCTGAATGTCAAGCTGGCAATGTCAATAGGGTTGTCAGTGCCAATAGGCACTGTGCGACTGGTCCATACTGTGCGATCCAAGTACATGGTGCTCAAACTGGTCCAGTCAATGTAGTTGTCGGTGCTTTGAATCTCTAAACTGGGATTGAACAATGTGAGTATTTGTTCCAACAACTGCAACTTTTGATTGGTGTTAGATGTCCAAATGTCTAATTGTATTGTGAGTTTGAATGGCACCGGCATGAGTCGTTCCACCGTGAGTGCTGTGCTTTGAGTGTTTTCGTATGTTTCTGTGGCAGCGTTGTAACTGCGTTGACGCACATTCATTTTGCCTACAAAATATGGATCTTGCATACGTGTCTGTTCATAATCCAGCCCAGTGATGTAAAAAGTCATCAAGGGAGTTGATGGCAAACTGTTGCGTGAGTTTTCTTGTATGATGACTTGTGCATTGCGGCTGGCATCACCATAGCGCACCGGAACACGCAACAAGGTGGCTTTGTTTACTCCATCATTCTCGTTGGCGTACTCAACTTGGAATCCTGAAAAAATTCTTGTGAACTGCAACAAGAATCTGCGTATTTGTTCATCGTAAAAGAACTGTTGCATGTGATTACCTAATTATGTACTTGGCGGTAAAAAGCCGCCTTGATCACCATTGTCTGCTCTAGGTTTGAGTATCTCACTCAAACTCTGACGACTTGGAATGTTGCCCAAGTCTTTGGTGTTTACTGTGGCAGTGTT